GGTAGGACGTCGGGTTGAAACGCATGAATACCCAAACCGCGATAAACCTTATAGCGAGGATTTAGGAAGGGTAACGCTGCGTCCTGGCATCACCGCCTATGTGATCGGAGATGACTGCTTTGATCAACGTGACAGACTTATTGAGGCACTGAACAAACCGGGACCGGGTACGCTGGTACATCCGACCTATGGGGAAATCAGTGTCTGTGTTGACGGAGAGATTAATGTCAGCACCGCAAGCAGTGAAGGGCGCATGGTGCGCTTCGATCTGCGGTTCGTTGAGGCCGGGGAACTTTCATATCCAACGGCTGGCACTGCAACGGCAAATACACTGGTTTCATCCTGCTCAGCATTAGATGACTGTATCAGCGATAGCTTTGATCAGTTTGGTATGGATGGCATGCCAGACTTTGTTCAGGGCGGTGTATTAGATGATGCAAAGAGTATGCTCGGTTTTGTATCAGATAAAATGGCGATGGTTGATTCTGGTATTTCTTCTGCTGCCCGATTATTGCAGGGCGATATTTCTGTGTTATTGCCTCCGCCATCATCAGGTAAGGGGTTCATTGAACAACTTCAGTCGATGTGGCGCGCCGGCAATCGCCTGACAGGTAATGCCAGCGATCTTTACACCATGATTAAAAATTTCTCAGGTATCACATTCGGGAGTGATCTTGCTCCCCGTGGTGTCTGGAAAACTGACAGCACGACGACGAAAAACAGAACGCAACAGAGCAATTATGTTGCCAGTGCGATCCGCACGACTGCAATCAGTGAAGCCGCGTACACGGTGACAAGCTTACCTGCATCGGTAACGCCAGCGCGTGATGCCACACAGGAAACAACTGGCTGGCCGGTTGTATCGCATCCGGCATTGAATAATGCCCAGGAAGAAACGGTTTCTGTCGATTTGCCAACATGGGATGAGTTAGTCGATGTACGTGACACACTGAATGATGCCATTGACAAAGAGCTATCCCGCATCACTGATGATCGTCTTTTTCTGGCGCTCCGCAGAGTGAAATCTGATCTCAATAACGATATTAAAACCCGGTTAACTCAGGCGTCAAAGACCGTCATAAGAACACCGGATGAGGTTACACCCGCGCTGGTTCTGGCTGCCACATGGTTTGATAATGCGGATCGCGAGTCAGATATCGTAAAGCGTAACGCTGTGGCACATCCTGGCTTCGTTCCAGTGTCTCCGTTGAGGGTTCCTGTACGATGAACGATAACGTAACGCTACGTGTTAACGGGCGGGAATGGGGCGGCTGGACATCTGTTCGCATAGGCGCGGGTATTGAACGCATCGCGCGCGACTTCAGCGTTGAAATCACCCGCGAGTGGCCTGGTGGTGAGGGCTCTGACTCGCTGCAGCCAAAAGTGAAAAATGGCGACAAGGTAGAAGTCCTCATCGGGGATGACCTGGTCATTACTGGCTGGGTGGAGGCGACGCCGGTTCGCTATGACGCGAGGTCAATCAGCACCGGGATCAGCGGTCGCAGTCTGACGGCCGACCTTATTGACTGTTCCGCAGAACCAACTCAGTTCAACGGGCAATCGCTTGTTCAGGTTGCCACTGCACTGGCGAAACCATTTGGCATATCTGTCGTGGATTCGGGGGCCCCTGCTGCGGCAATACCGGGCGTTCAGCCAGATCACGGTGAGACGGTTATTGAAGTCCTCAATAAAATGCTTGGTCAGCAACAGGCGCTGGCATACGACGATCCGAAAGGGCGTCTGGTTATCGGCGTGCCGGGTTCCACGCGGGCGTATACCGCCCTGGTGTTGGGGCAAAACGTTATTTCCTGTGATACCGAAAAAAGTATCCGCGACCGCTTTTCAACTTATCAGGTCTCCGGCCAGCGCGCCGGGAATGATAATGATTTTGGGGCAGCAACCACTACGGCTCTGAGGTCAAAAACTGCTGATGCAGGAATAGGGCGCTATCGTCCGATGGTTGTGCAGCAGACAGGACAATCAACAGGAGCAAGCTGTATTGCCCGCGCTGAGTTTGAAGCCAGACAACGTGCCGCACGTACCGACGAAACCACTTATGTGGTCTGGGGCTGGCGACAGGGTGACAGCTCGCTGTGGCAACCGAATCAGCGCGTCATCGTTTTTGACCCTGTATGCGGATTCAATAACCGTGAATTGCTCATTTCTGAAGTGTCATTCACCAAAGACAATAACGGCACATTAGCGGAACTTCGTGTCGGGCCGCCGGATGCTTATCTTCCTGAACCGGAAGATGAGAAGCAGAAACGTACTAAAAAACGAAAAGCCAAAGAGGACCCGTTCTGATGAGCGTAATGCAAAGCCTGCAGAGGCAGGTGCTTTGTCTGATTGGTCGCGCAGTCGTAAAAAGCATTGATGCAGCCAGTAAATGCCAGATGGTGGATGTTGAACTTATCGGTGCCCAGACGAAAGCAGGTATAGAACATCTTGAGCATTACGGGTTCACCTCTCACGCGAAACCGGGAGCTGAAGGCGTGGTTCTGTTCCCTGATGGTGACAGATCACACGGCATTGTGATTGCGGTTGCTGATCGCCGGTACCGGCTTCGCGGACTGGAAGAGGGTGAAGTCGCACTGTATGACGATCTCGGGCAGAAGGTTCACCTCACTCGTTCTGGAATTATCGTTGATGGAGCCGGGAAGCTAATCCGGTTTGTTAATGCCCCAAAAGCCCGTTTTGAAATGGATATCGAGGCAACGGGACATATTAAGGATCTGTGTGATTCCGGCGGGCTGACGATGTCAGCGATGCGGATTGTCTATAACGGTCATAAACACAAAGAAAACGGGCAGGGTAACAACACTGATACCCCGGCCAGTCAGATGGGGGAATGATGGAACTCTGGCTTACGGTAAATGGTAAGCGGGTTAGCGTCAGTTCGTCGCTGAATCCGCTGGTAAGAGCTGTGGTTATTTCACTTTTTACACATCGTCGTGCTGATCCGGATGACAATGCTGATGTCCCTATGGGCTGGTGGGGCGATACATGGCCCGTTGTTGCCAATGATCGTTACGGCTCAAAACTATGGCTGTTACAACGCAGCAAGTTGACCAATGACCTGGTGAACAAGGTCCGAATTTATCTGCGTGATGCACTCCAGTGGATGATTGATGATGGGGTGGTATCACGTATCGACATCGATATTCAGCGAACCGGTATTAACGAACTCGGTAATCAAATTGTACTCTGGCGCCGGGACGGGCCGGTTACCATTTCCTTTAATGATTTATGGAGCGTAATCACTCATGGCGGACAGTGAATTCCAGCGGCCAACACTGGCTGAAAATATCAGCATGATACGCACCGATCTCTTTGCCCGTCTGGATATCAATGATGAACTTCGCCGTATGGATGAGGATGTCAGGGCCAAAGTCTATGCCGGGGCATTACATACGGTTTACGGGTATATCGATTATCTGGCAATGAATATTCTGCCTGATCTATGTGATGAGGGATGGCTTGCCCGTCATGCTGCCATGAAGCGGTGTCCGAGAAAGGCCGCAACAGCAGCGGCTGGTTTCATGCGATGGGAGGGCGTGGCTGGCAATCTGACAGTCAAAGCCGGGGCCATTATCCAGCGTGATGATTTTGTTCAGTACACAGCGACGGCCGATGCTAAAAGTGCTGGTGGCGTATTGCGGCTACCCATAATTTGTAATGTTAATGGCACTACAGGAAATGCGGACGATGGCACTTCGCTGTCTCTTGTCACTCCGGTTAATGGGCTGCCATCTGGCGGGATGGCTGACACGCTGGCGGGTGGTGTTGATGTAGAGGATGTTGAAGAGTGGCGATCGAGAGTTCTTGAGCGCTACTACTGGACACCACAGGGTGGCGCAGATGGTGATTATATTGTCTGGGCTAAAGAGGTTCCCGGGATCACCCGCGCCTGGACTTACCGTCACTGGATGGGGACAGGCACTGTTGGTGTGATGGTCGCGAGTAGTGACCTGATCAATCCGATACTGGATGACGCAACTGTCGCAGCCGCGCAGGCGCATATTGAACCACTGGCTCCTGTGGCGGGTTCTGATTTATATGTTTTCAAAGCGACACCGAAAACCATCGATTTCACTATTGATCTGAATCCGGACAATGCTGAAACACGAGCAGCGGTAGTGGCAGAACTTCGTTCCTTTCTCCTTCGTGATGGTTATCCGGAGGGGGTTCTTGAGCTGTCGCGTATCAATGAAGCCATCTCAATTGCTGCTGGTGAGCACAGCCACAAACTAATTGCGCCGGCTGCTGATACGCCGATCGCGAAGAATGAACTGGCTGTTCTGGGAGGCGTAACGTGGCAGTGAATGAAGATGATTATATTCACCTGCTCGCCGCGCTTCTTCCGCCAGGGCCAGCCTGGACAGTTGATGATGTGGCGATAAAGGGGACCGCCCCCTCATTACTCAGAGTGCATCGGCGCGCTGATTCACTGATGCTGGAGATCGACCCACGTACCACTACAGAACTGATTAACCGCTGGGAAAAATGCTGTGGTTTACCTGATGAATGTATTCCATCCGGAACACAGACAATACGTCAGCGCCAACAACGGCTTGATGCAAAAGTTAACCTGGCTGGTGGGATTAACGAGACATTTTATCTGGCGCAGCTTGTTGCTCTTGGAAAGCCTGGGGCGGCTATCACTCGATACGATAAAAGCACATTTACCTGCACTTCAAAATGTACGGATGGTGTGTATTCCACAGACTGGCGGTATTACTGGCAGGTCAATATGCCGTCATCGACAGAAACAACCTGGATGACCTGCAACGATCCCTGTGATTCATCGATCAGAATCTGGGGAGACACTGTTGTGGAGTGTGTCCTCAATAAGCTTTGCCCTTCTCATACCTACGTAATTTTCAAATATCCGGAGTAATTCATGCACCGTATAGATACAGCAACTGCGCAGAAAGATAAATTCGGCGCGGGTAAGAACGGCTTTACCCGAGGAAATCCCCAGACCGGAACCCCGGCGACCGATCTGGACGATGATTATTTTGACATGATCCAGGAAGAGCTCTGTAGGGTAGTAGAAGAATCCGGCGAGGAACTGGATAAAGGGAAACACGATCAGTTATTAACTGCCCTTCATGCATTACTTTTGAGTCGCTCGAATCCGTTTGGTGATATTGCATCAGATGGCCCAGAGGCGATTGCAACGGCTCTCTCTAACCTTGGTTTGGGAACCGCTGCAAAAAAGAATGTGGGTAATAGTGTCGGGCAAATACCTGACATGTCGTATTGGTCTTCCCCAGCGGGTGGAATTAATTTCCCTAATGGGTTTCAGTTGCGACATGGGACCGTGAGTAGCTCAGGGGGTAAATTATTTTCAACTCCATTTACAAATCAGTGCTATGGAATTGTATTTTGGTCAAACATACACTGCTAACTTTTGGGTCTTCAGCCCGGCATATAGAGCTTCCGACCTAAGTAAAACTGGATTCGCATTTATTAACCAATCGTGGTCAGGAGTACCAGGACTTCATCACAAGAGGC